ACCACCAACGGGGCCGGCACGATCCCCGAGCAGTTCCGCCAGGCGGTCGCGGCCGCGAAGGCCGACGGCCTGCCGGCCCTGGTCGTCCTGTCGGGCTCGACGGTCCTCGCGATCGTGAAGGCCCCGGTCGACGCCGAGCAGATCGTGAGGGCCGTTCCATGATCGACCCTCGCCTGATCGACGTGTTCCCGGACGAACACGACGGCTATCCCGACCACCTGGCGGCCGAGGACACGACCGACGCTCTCCGCGATGCCTGCGGCGACGCAGCCCGCGAGTTCCCCGACGCGATGTGGATCGAGCCCGAGGACTGGGCCGACCGCGCCGCCGACAACGATCGGCACGGTCTCTGGGGGCTGAACTACATCGACCGGTACACGAACCAGAACCCTACCCACGAGTGTACCTGCCACTCCCTGCGGGCGAACGCCGAGGCCGCGCGTAACCGCGCGCGGGGCGTGTCGTTTCGAGACGGGCCCCGGGCCGGCTACCGCTACCCCGAGTCGACCGTCTACGGGTCGGTCTGGCTGTCGCCGCTCAGTGTCTATGCCGAAGCGAACCCCGGGCAGTGGGGCGGCGCGAACGTCCGCCAGGTCCTGGAGATCGCGGTCCGCCGCGGCATGCTCCCCGACCGGCTGCAGCCGCGCGAGTACGGGCTCCCTCACGTCCTCCAGGGCACGAGCGGCCGCGGCAACGCGAACCAGTCGGGCGGGCCGTGGGTCTCCGTCTCGCGGTTCCCCGAAGGCTGGCAGGAGACCGCCCGACACTTCCGTCCGCTCGAGGTGATCTTCCCCAAGAGCTACGAGGAGGCGGTGTGCTGCGTCCTGCATGGGCTCGTCGTGAGCGTCGGCCGCCGCGGGCATGCCGTGCCGTGGGCGCGGTGGATCGCCGATCAACGGCTGATGGCCTACCCGGACTCGTATGACGTGACCCGGTTCGACTCCGAGCGGACCGCCCGCTCGGCGTGGAAGGGCTCGTTCGCGATCGCCTCCATGACCCTCCCCGACGACTGGAGCCGGCCCGCCGGATGACCGATGCGATCCCTACTCGTCTGGCTTATCCTCGCCGGTGCGGCCCTCGCGGCCGACTGTGACAACTGCCAGGGCGACCGCCTGGTCGGCCCGGGCCCGATGCACTACCCGTGCCCGGTGTGCTGCGGCTCGGGCACCGTCGCGGATCCGCCCCCGGCTCCGCCGCCGCCCCCGGCGGGGGCGGTCTGCCGGGCCTCCGCCGATGTCGTCGCCGCCGTTGAGTCGGCCCCCGCGGCCCCCGCCCGCGGCCGTCCCCGGCCCGTGGTCTGCCGGATCGCGGCCGCCGACGGCCCGAGTCGGATCTACGGGTCCGGCGTCCTCGTCCAGGCGAGCGGCTCGACCGGGATCGTCCTCACGAACTGGCACGTCGCCCGGACCCACCGGCAGGGGCTCACGGTCTCCTGGCCCGACGGCACGACCTCGAAGGCCACGGTCGTCGCGTGGGATGACGCCTGGGACCTCGCGGCCCTGGCGGTCGTCAGGCCGAAGGCCGCGCCGGTGACGATCGCCGCCACCGCGCCCCGGCTCGGCGACCCGATCACGATCGCCGGCTATGGCCCGGGCAAGTACCTCGAGCAGACCGGGCCCGTCACCGACTACCTGTCGCCCACGAAGTCCCACCCCCGGCAGTTCGTCGAGATGAAGGGCACCGCCCGACAGGGCGACTCCGGGGGCCCGATGTTCAACGCCGAGGGCGAGCTCGCCGGCGTGCTGTTCGGCGAGCGCGAGGGCCGGACGGTCGGCTCCTGCTCGACCCGGGTCGCCGCGTTCCTCTCGACGGTCGCCGGCCCCCGCGCGGCGTGCTCGGTCTGCGAGGCCTCGCGATGACGCCCCTCGAGCTCGACCAGGCCCGCGAGGCCGTCTGGCAGGCCCTCGGCGATCGGCCGATGCGGCGGCGGCTCCTGGGCCGGAAGCGGTCCGACGCGATCGTCCGGGTCGCCCTCTCGCAGATCGCGGCCATGGAGGGCGAGCTGCGGGCCGCCGGTCCCGACGGGATCCCGGCCCCCGGCGGCATCCGACGGCGGATCGAGGAGCGGGTCCGGGCCGTCTACTCCGAGAACTGCGGGATGGCCTTTACCACGCTCGTCCTCGTCTGGGCGATCTCGGCGATCGTCCAGGCCCTCGTGATCCGGTGGCTGAACAACAGGAGCGAAACGTGACGCGGTCCGAACTGATCGAGGCCCTCGGGCCCACCGGTGCGCTCCTGAACACGATCGGCATCCCGGCCGGCGTGCTGGCGGTGATCCTCTGGATGTTCTGGTCGGCCTCGGCCACGCTCCACGACACCGTGGTCGTCCCGTGGGTGCAGTCTCACACCGAGTACGTCCAGGCGACGAGCGAAACGCTCCGCGTTCTCGCCGAGACCCAAGGCCGCCAGGCCGAGACGCTCCAGGAGATCGCGGCCGGGCAGCGCGAGATCATCTCGCGTATCGGCGCGGCCGAGCCGGACCGCTGATCGTCCTACCGTAGAACGCGGCGAGATTCTGCCGCGGCGGGCGGTCATATCGTGACGAGCGGTAAGGACACCACTCGAACACGAAGGGACTCCCCATGCCGTCGCCGAAGCTCGCCCGCCTCCAGGACGAAGCCGCCAAGGTCGCCGCCGAGATCACGAGCCTCCGGGCCCTCGAGCCGGCCGACGACGCCGAGCGGACCCGGATCGAGGAGCGGCTCTCCGCCCTCGGCCAGCAGGCCGACAACATCGGCAAGGAGTCGGCCGCGGAGCGGGCCCTCGACGACCGGCTCGAGAGCCTCCGGGCCGTGACGGCCGCCGCGCCCAGCTCGCCGAAGGCGGCCGAGACGGCCGACGTGTCGGCCGATCCCGCCGACGTGCGGTCGGGCGTGAAGTTCTTCAGCTCGAGGAAGGCCGCCCAGGCCGTCGGCGAGTACCTCCGGGCCCTGGGCACCGGCGAAGTCCGGGCGATGGGCGAAACGTCCCCGACCTACAACGGCACGGGTGCCGAGTACGTCTACACCGAGCTCTATAACGCGATCGTGAACCGGCTCCAGTACGCCTCGGTGGCGCTGCAGCTCGCGACGGTCGTCCGGCCCCGCGGCCAGAAGATCGACTTCCCGAAGGTCGGCGACGCCACCGCGGCGATCGTGGCCGAGGGCACGGCGACGACCGATCAGGACTTCGTGTCCTCGGTCGCGAGCCTGACGATGCACGAGATCCGGGCCTCCGTCGCGATCAGCCGCTCGCTGATCGAGGACAGCCCGCTCGACATCGCGGGCCTCGTGGCCGAGCGGTTCTCGCTCGCCTACGCCCAGCGGTTCGACGCCCTCTGGCTCGCGGGCCAGGCCTCGAACCCCACGGTGACCGGCCTCGCCGGTGCGGTCGCGGCCGGGAACACCATCACCGTCGCGGCCGGTGCGACCGCGACGAGCCTCGCGAACCTCGCCGACGTGGTCGGCAAGGTCGACGAGACCGTGATGGGGACCAGCTCGTGGGTCTGCTCGCGTGCCGGCTGGGTGGACCTGATGAAGATCTGGTCGGCCCAGCAGACGACCCTGACGGTCGGCGGCGGCCGGGTGGTCCCGACGATCTTCGGGGCTCCGGTCTACCTCGTGAAGGGTCTCCCCTCCACGACGCTGGCCCTCTACGGCGACTTCAGCATGTCGACCGCGGTCGGCCTGAAGGACACCGGCCTCGAGATCGAGGCGGGCCGCGAAGTCCTGATGCGGAACCGCCAGGTCCTCTACGTCGCGAACACCCGGTTCGGCGTGAGCAACCACGCCCCCGAGTTCGTCGCCCGCCTCGCGAAGGCCTGATCCGAGTCGGCCTGATCCATGGGGGCCGGGGCTGGCAGGGATGCCGGCCCCGGCCTTCTCTCTATCCGGAGTGCCCCATGTCGAAGCCCGACACGACCCGCGTCCTCCAGTGGCCCTCCGTCGAGCCGGTCTCGTTGAGCGACGCGAAGGCCCAGTGCGGCATGCTCGCGGACGTGACGGAGTTCGACCGGTTCCTCCTCGACAAGATCGCCGCGGCCCGCCGGCTGGTCGAAAGCCGGCTCTCGGTCACGCTCGTCGCGACCCAGTACCGGGCGACCTGGCAGGCCGGCGGGAGCGTTCTCCACCTCCCGGCCCCGCCCGTGCTGATCTCGGCGACCTACCCGATCACGGTCACGGTCGACGGCGTCGCCCTGGCGGCCGCCGACTACGAGGTCGACGAGGACGCGTTCCCGGCGACGCTGACGCTCGACACGGCCACGACCGAGAAGGTCGTCGTCACCTACTGGGCCGGGGCGGCCCCGGGCTCCCAGATCGAGCCCATGATCCGCTCGGCGATCCTGGCCTACGTCAACCACCAGTTCGAGAACCGCGGCGTCCTCAACACCGAGGGCGGCGGCGAGCTGCCCCACGCGTTCGAGACCCTGCTCGCGGCCTCCTCGTGGAACGGGGGCTGGTGATGCGGCCGTCCGGACGCTACCGCGAGGTCTTCATCCTGGAGCGGCCCGTCCGCTCGCGGAACGTCGCCGGCGGCACGGTCGAGACCTGGGAGACCGTCGCGAAGATCCTCGGCTCCTACGAGGCCACGACCTACTCCGAACAGGCCCGCCGCGGCCAGGTCGGCGGCGGCATCACGGCCACGGTCTACACGCGGTACAGGGACGATGTCGCCGGCGACATGCGGCTCCGGTGGCCCAGCCGCGGCGACCGGCTCCTCTACGTCTCCGCGGTCGTCGAGGTCCCGGGCGGCGACGACCTCGAGCTGACGGTCGAGGAGCAGCGGACATGATCGTCCTCGGGTGGAGCAACGTCTCGGGCGAGATCGGGGCGCTGATGAAGCGCTACAACGAACTACCCCGACACATCGCGAAGAAGCACCTCCAAGCCGCGATGAAGCGGGCCGGGAAGACCGCGGTCCCGATCCTGAAGCGGAACACGCCGAAGGGCGGCACGCGGGTCGTGAAGTCCACGATCGTCCGCGGCGAGCAAAAGCTGAACTACAAGCGGCGGGGCGGCGCTCTGCGGCGGGCTGCGACGTTCGTCGCCCGCTACAAGGGCCGGAACAAGGACGGGGCCGTCTTCGGGATCCTGGGCTACAAGTACGGATTCGAGTCGCGGAAAGCCATCTGGCTGGAGTTCGGCACGACCCGCGGGATCGAGCCGCGGAAGATCGTCGAGAAGACATACACCGCCACGAAGGGGATCGTCGGGGCCAACCTTCAGGCGGAGATGGCGGCGGCCCTAGAGAAGGCCGCGGCCGAGCTCGCCTCGGGGGCGAACCCGGGCATGTCGAAGCGCGGCATCGCCGGCGGCGTCACCCCACGATAGGAGCCTCCATGCCCACGCCCCACGTCTGGCTCAAGGAAGCGATCGAGGCCGCCACGTCTTGCACGGCCTGGCCGGTCGGCATGACCGGCACGCAAAACCCGCCCTTCGTGATCTACGCCCGCGAGGGCACGACCCGCGAGCTGACGCTCGACGACGCCCTCGACGACGAGCCGCTCCCGGCCCTGGTGCCCCCGGCCGCCCGGTTCCTCGTGGCGGTCTACGCCGACGACTACGTCGCCGCCTGGGCCCTGGCGAACCAGATCACCGCGGCGATCGACCGGTTCCGCGGCACGGCCCACGGGACGACGATCGATCACTGCCTGGTCCTCGACGAGCGGGACGGCCAGCCCGACTACCTCGAGGGCCGCGAGACCCCGACCTACACGGTCGAGCTCTCGGTCGAGGTCCGCTGGCACGAGTGAGATTCGGCATCCGACCCCGCCCATAAAATCGACCGCACCCGAGGACAGGAGGCTCCGCGATGCCCGACCCGACGTTCGCAACTTCGCACGGCACGACGTTCACGTTCAAGACGAACCCGTACAAGTGCATCGACATCAGTCGCGAGCAGTCGGCCCCGTCCCGGGAGCGGGTCGATATGACCACGCTCGACGTGGCCCACGGCGGGACGGCCGTGATGGTGCTCGCGCCGATCAAGCCGGCCCGCGATCCGAAGAAGTTCACGATCACCTACCGGACCATGTCGGACTCCGTCGAGATCGTCGAGGGTGACGAGGGCGCTCTCTCCACCACCGGCGGCAGCGGCAACTACCGCGTGACGAGTGCCAGCGTGTCCCGGAAGACCGCGGCCTACGTCGAGGGCTCGGCCACGTTCGAGGAGCTGATCGCCGGCGAGGTGACCGCTGCGGGCCTGACGATCACCTGACGAGGGGTGACGCATGCCCGGGATAGTTTCGTCGCATGGCACGTCGGGATACCCGACCCAGGTCCTGTTCGGCAACGTCGGCATCGGCTACCTGACGGACTTCGATGTCGACTGCCAGGCCGGGCAGGTCTTCGAGGCGACCCACGTCTCGAGCCCCGTGATCGGCCAGGGCTCCGCGGCCCGCGTGCTGAAGGAGTACGACTGCACGTCGATCGAGCCGCCGACGATCTCGCTCCGATTCTGGGGGCCGCCGTCGTTCGCGGCGGTGGACTGCGGGAAGAAGGCATTGATTGAGTTCGACGCGCCGGGAGACTACGTCTCGGGCGAGGCGATCCTCGTCTCCTGGAAACACGCCGGCCGAGCCGGGCAGTGGTCCACCGGCGAGGCCGTGTTCCGTCTGACAGGAGTCCTACAGTGACGCTGACGTTCGACGAACTGCTCGACCTGGCGGCCCGCGACGGGAAGCCGCTCGAGATCGAGATCCGGTCCCTCGGGAAGAAGGTCTTCATTCGGAACCCGTCGTCGGCGGATGTCGACGAGTGGCGGCTATGGGCGAACCGGAACCAGGGCACCGGGAAACCCATGGCGGCGAAGGTCGTGCAGATCATGATGTGCGACCAGTTCGGAGAGCGGATCGTCCCGCAGACCGACGAGGCCCTCGCGGCGCTCGCGGACGGGAACCCGAAGGTGATCGACGAGATCGCCCTCCAGTGCATGCCCCTGCTCAAAGAGCCGAGCGAGGACGACCTGGAGACCGAAAAAAAAGACTGAGGGCGAACCCGTGGGAACTGTTCGCCCACCGGCTCGCCCTCGAACTGGGAATAGCAGATGTCGAAAAGCTGAAGCGTGAGATCCCGCGGAGGCAGATGGTCCGGTGGCTGGCGTTCTATCTGATCGAGCCGTGGGGCCAGCCGTGGCTCCGGGCCGGGAGGATGACGAGCCTGATTCGGGCCGGGCTCAACGGGAAGTGGGATCGGCACGACGAAGAGCGGTTCCTGATCACCTACAGAGAAGGCGACGAACATCGGTCGAAAGTGCCCCTCACGGACGAGGAGCTCGCGGCGAAGTTGGCGGACCTGCCGGGACTGACACGGAGGAGTAAGCGATGGCGGCAATCGGCAAGGTCTCCGCGGTCTTCACGGCGAACTC